CTATTACTTTTTATTTTTCGAGTTTTCTATTTTTATAGAAGTTATATAATTCGAGTATAGTACCGTCAAAACACTCCATAGTCTGCTCCAAGTCGCTTTTTTCCAACTTGAAAGTTCTTACGAAATCACTTTTTAATTCACTTAAAATTTTGAATTCTTCCTTCTCGTAGTCGAGAACAAGTCTTCTGTGTCTTTCCATACACAGGCTTGTTATGTCGTGAATATCGTCAACGTTCTTTAATTTCGAAGTCTTATCCCTCAATAAATACAGTTCCATTTCTGCCTGATATAAATATTTAGACGGATCGTAATCTCCATTTTTTATTTTATCGTATAGCGGAGCTTTCTTAGAAAGATTATTTCTTGACTCGTATCTTCTCCACCACTGGTAACAGTTATATCTGTTCGGTGACAGTTTGGACAATTCTTCTTCAAGAAACTGCCTATCGCATATTGTTTGCATATATTATTCTTGTATTAGATTATAGTGTCTTTCGTAAACGTGTAAGTTGGTTATAAACCAATGCATAGAACCTATTTGATAACCTGTTTTTTCTGAGACATAATCCATTAATTTGGAGAAACAATATTGATCATTACAGAATCCGTAAACTAGATCTATGCTTCTAGCGAATACTGTTAAGTGTAACTTATCATCTTTTATGTAAAAGTTTAGTACATCGTTGCATGGTGTGTCGTATTTGTATCTATCTAATTCATCTAGCAAATAATGTACCAATATTGCTTTGCGGGTTTGTTTATTATTTTTTAAATCTTCTATGATTCTATCTAACTGATTGTTGTAATTCCAAAAATACCCGTAGTTAGAATTGACTTCAGTCGTGTTTGGAACCATCATTTGTTTCCAGATCTTGGCTCTTTCTGATATTTCAGATGCGTCTCTATCGCCTTTCTTATACCAATCCCACTCGTAATCAGCATAAGACTGATTGAATTTGCGTTGAGGAGTAGTAATAACTCTTGCAGAAGCATCTTCTATGCTAAATGACTGGTTGAATAACGCTTTAGTACCAGCGTAAGATTCTCCGGTTTGCATTATGACCTTATACAAACTTTCGAATGCTTCTGTTGGATTTTTATATTGTGTCTGCATATTTTTCTACTGTTATAAACTTTTTAAGGAAATCTATTCCGCTTCTATCTCTATACTCTTCCAAATATACAACTCTTTTTATTTCCGATTGCAGAATAAGTTTCGAGCAATCCAAACAAGGAGAAAGTGTCAAGTAGAGAGTTCCGTATCGAGTCGAGTGGCCAGATTTTCCAGCTTTTAGTATTGCATTACTTTCAGCATGAATAACATGGGGAAAAGTTACATTATTCTTGTCTTCGCAACAATTGTCCATGCCTTTTGGAGTTCCATTATACCCAAAAGATATGATGTTTCCATTCTTTTCTAGAACTGCACCAACTTTGGATCTGGAGCAATAGGACATGCTGCCAACCTGTTTTGCTATATTTAGAAACATTCTATCTAGCTTTGCTTGCTTAGCTGAGTCCTGTGCTTCCAAATCCTCCTGAGCCGCGATCTGATTGTCTTTCTGGGAATTCATTTACTTCTTCTACGTTTTGGTAATTTACTGGTAACAATACAAATTGGGTTAACTTCATGCCCGGTTCTATTGTGACCATTTTGTTTTGGGATGTATTATACAAATGCAAGTGGATCTCTCCTTCGTAGTCTTCGTCTACTACGCATGCTCCAACCGATAATCTATTTTTGGTAGCTATCCCTGATTTGTTAAACGCAACAAGCGCAAAGCCTTCTGGCACCTGTGCTTTTATTCCAGACGGAATTAAAATAGCTTCTCCTGGAAATATGGTTGTTGATGGATAATCGTCAGGAACATAGAAATCTATGCCTGCAGATTTTGCAGTACCCCTACTAGGAGTTTTTACACTTCTAATTTTTTTAATTAACATTACTTTATTTTTTATTCGTGATTAACTTCTAAAAGACCTTTAGCTTTTTCGTAGTCTACGTTATAGACTTTCTTCTTTCTTGTGCCCGTAACAATTTCTAATTCGCTGCACAGAGCTATGAATGAGAATATTTCTGATTGGGTAACAGATAATTTAGAAGCTTTTACAAGCGCCACCATTTTAGACTGGGTGAGTGCTGGATCTGCTTCTTTCTTTCTGCCATTCTGATAATATAACTTTAAGAGGTTTAGATTTGTTTCTAACTGTTTGAATTTGGGTGTAGTCAACAGTTTTTTCATATCAGAATATGATGTCCATTTATAGTAACTGCTGAATGCTACTCCAATCAATATAATAAACTCCAAGAAAAACACCATAATACCAAAAGCAAAACTGTTTTGTTGTATTTTGCTTTTTTGTGTATCTAGTTTAGATGTGTTTTTTGCAGTAAATTCTGCAATTCTAGAATCTCTTTCTGTTTCATAACTCTTTATATCTTGTTCTAACTTTTTAATATCATTCTGTTGAGATCTATTCAAAACTCCATTCTGATCGTTATCGTTTATAGCTTGTATTTGACTTTCTTTCAGAGTTATCCTTTTTTGATATATCGCTGAGATGGAATCGGAAACTTTATTTTCAAGCGTATCTAATTTCAATTCTACTGTTTCGCTGGTATCTACCAATCTGTGCGCGCCATTTAACGATAAGTAAAATGATCCACACACCAACATCAAACATGCAACGCATCCAACAAATATATTTGGATTTAGTTTTTTGATTTTCAAAATAGATACCGTTAATTGTTCGAACGCAAATCTTTTAAAGAGTTCGTATCCAATCATAAACAGTATTATGAAAACTGTAAAAAATAGAGCTTGACCAGTGAATAAATTTGGTATGCTGTTTGTAACGTCTTTTATAAAGAAATAACTAAATAGCACCAAAAATATGTTTCCCAAAAAAGAGAAGTAGTAAAGAGTTTTACTTAGAAAATTAAAATTCTTTTCGAAAGAAAAAGTCTCTAAATCATTTTTTAATTTTAAGAATTTATCTAATTTCATATATAAATAAATATTTACAAAATCTATTTTTTAGTCGGTTTTTTAGTAACAGGTTCTTTTGCTTTCATATAGCTATTCAATGAAGCCATGTACGCAACAGCATCTAAATAGTTGTCTTCTTTGTAATTCCAAGAAGCTCTAGACAACTTCAACGCTATCATGCAATTGTAAATATCGAACGCTGTTATTTCTTTTCTAGAAAGTTCAGATGCGATTCTTGCGGCTTGTTCCATGCCTTCTTCGAATGGTCCATACATTCTTTCTTTTTCTTCGTTTCTTTCGAACACGATTTGGTGTGCTTGTTGTAATATACTCATAACTGTAATTTATTTGATTTATTTTGAATAGCGAAGAGAATCTTTGTGGTCGCCCCACTCTCTTTGGGAATCCACATCTTTTGCTTTGATTGTTGGTATAGGCATGTTTCTTGCAACATTCCAAAACCAATCTCCTTGTTTACCGAATTTTTTAATAAATTCCCAACCTTTAGCATCGTAAGTACGTATGCAATCGAAGGGTGGGATCACATCAGAATCGGCAGTAAATTTCTTGGCATGCGTAAAAAACTTGGCTCTCCCTAGCTCTCCAGGTTGCACGTTCCTTGCTACTGCTATAGCATTAAAGGTCGTATTAGGAAGAGCGATTTGGAGCGTCCGGGACAGCACCCCAGTAGAAAATACTGTCCACATCTCAGGAATATCCATGTCCTTAAAGTTATCGTAGAACACCCTCACACCGCCGGCCACCACCATTTCGTGCTTCAGTCCAAAAGGCAGATATTTAGCGCCAATCTTTTCGGCGAATTGTTTTGCCCAAATGTTTGCAGTTGGCATTGCAGGTATTCTTACGAAGATTGGAATTGCTCCGTATTCGATTGCTGTCAATTGATGTGCTGATGCTTCTTTGGAAGCCGGCATAAATAGATACAACTTCTTATTATACTTCTTTGCTAAATAACACAGAGAAAATGGAGCGTATCCTGTTCTTGGCGCTACGTAAACCAAAGCGTCTTCTTTGACTTGCGATATAAAGAAGTCAGCCATTTTTGCTTTGCTTCCAAACTCAAACTCTCCATCGTCTACCACTTTGAATCCTTCGATATCTTTGATAGTAAA